TTCGCTCAAGAAGGCCCTCGTGTTCGCCGGCCCGCAGGCTGTGAACCGCAACTACCAGGGCGAGATCAGTGCCGCTAGCGACAGTGTGCGCATCATCTCGATTTCGCGCCCCACGATCGGGACCTACACCAAGGACTCGACCACGATCACGCCGGAGAACCTGACCGACGCCGAGCGTACCCTCCTCATCGATCAGGCGAAGTATTTCGCGTTCGAGATCGACGACATCGACATGGCGCAGACCCGCAACGGTGGCGCGCTCATGAACGAGGCTGCTCTCGAGGCCGCCTACGGTCTTGCCGATGTTGCCGACCAGTATGTTGCTGGTCTCTACACGGGTGCCGACGCGGCGAACCAGATCAGCACGACGTCGATCACGACGGCGGCTCTGGCGGTCACCGGTCTTGTGAACCTCAAGATCAAGCTCGACAACGCGAACGTCCCCCAGCAGGGCCGTTACGTGATCGTCCCCCCGTGGTACCACGGCCTGCTGCTCCAGTCGAACAACTTCATCTCGGTTGCCGACTCGGGCACTTCGGAGGCGCTGCGCAACGGTCAGGTCGGCCGCGCGTTCGGGTTCGACATCTTCGTGTCCAACAACGTCGTCAACGTGACCGGTGACGACTACCGCGTCTCGGCTGGCTACACGGGTGCGATCACGTTCGCTTCGCAGATCAACAAGGTGGAGGCGTACCGCCCCGAGTCGGCGTTCTCGGACGCGATCAAGGGCCTCAACCTCTACGGTGCCAAGCTCGTTCGTCCTTCGGGAGTTGCGACCCTCATCGCGTCGATCACCTGATCCGTCTAGGGGGCTGGGTTCGCCTAGCCCCCTAGCACGTTCCCTCAACATCTCACCCAAACTTTCAAGGAGAAACGATCATGGCCGATACCGCCATTCACCTCACTACCCTGTCGAAGACGGGTGCCACGGCGAAGCCCGCTGGTACTGCTGTCGTGGCAGGCAACAACCACGTCATCACGTTCACGAAGCCTTCCTCGAAGTGCTTCATCCGTCTCACGAACACCACCGCCTCGACGAAGGTGTGGACGATCACCGCCGGCGGCAACCCGCCCTCCGACGCTGCAGGTCAGGGCGTTCTCGACATCTCCCTCACGGATGGTTCGACCACCCCGCAGGAGACGTGGGTTGCGATCGACTCGGCCCGTTTCAAGCAGTCCAACGGCACGTTCATCGTGACCGTTGCGAGCTCGACCACGGGCAACATCGAAGCCTTCCAGCTTCCGTAACACCGTGAGGGGCAGGCGTCATAACCTGCCCCTCACCACAACTTCACACCGAGACCGGAGGCCGGGATGCTGCCCAATCTTGCAGATCAAACGGACGCGACTGCCTACGGGTACGGGACCATCACTGCGGCCATGTTCGCTCGCGCGTCTGCTCGAGTCCGCGGTTACACCCGGCAGCAGATTACTGAAGGTACCAGCACGATCAGTGCGCGAGGTCCGATCGTTCAGCTTCCGCAGCGACCGGTCACCGAGATCACCTCTGTTACCGCGATCCTGGATGACCCGACCGTGCTGGATACTGACGATTGGGTACTGCGCGCGGGCGGTGTGCTTGAGGTTCCTCGCTACGGGGGAAACCTCGAGATCGTCTACGACCACGGTTGGGCCACGCTTCCCGACGAGCTTGTCGAGCTTGTGTGCGGGTTGGCTTCACGGTTGACGAACGTGAATCCGGCCGCGGGTGCTGGTGTCCAGCAGGAGACGGGGGGGTCGGAATCTGTCACTTTTGGATTCGATTCTTACAACGCTATCTCCGAGCTCTCAACCGGAGAGAAGCGTGTTCTCGACCGCATGTTCCCGCCTCGTTTGGGTGTGGTTGTTCAGCGGCCTGGTGGGTGGACGAACTCGTCGACGTCGCAGAGTCGTTTTGGCGAGTACTGATGGTGCGGTCGTTCTATAACCAGTCCGGGCAGCGTCTTCGTGGGGTTGTTACGACTAACGGTCGCAACGATGAGGTACTTGTGTGGACGTCGCCGAACACCTTGAGCGTTTCGGGTGTGCGGTTGCAGCCGTTGAATTCGGAGGAGATTCGTCCGACACGCACGGGCGAAACGACCACGCATAGGCTCCTTGCGCCTTACGGGGTGGATATCCTGCTCGCCGATCGGTGGGTGCAGGACGGCATCACCTACGAGGTGGAGGGTGACGCGCAAGACCAGCTGTCTCCAACGGGCGTGGCAGACCATGCGGAGATCCTGCTGAGGCGAACCGTTGGCTAGCGTCATCTTCGGCTGGAAGTGGCTCGTTAGCACAGGCTATCGGGACTACATGCGCACTCCCGAGGTGCAGGAACTTCTCGAGGATGCCGGAGGGCGGATCGCTGCAGCGGCCGGTGGCGGTGACTCCGGGTTTGAGGTTGATGTGGAACCGCGATCTGGACGCAGGCGGGTGCCGCGTGTATCGGTTCGTACCGCGACCGATGATGCGCGGCGCGCCGAGGCGCGCGACCGCGCGTTGACTAAGGCTTTGGATGCGGGGAGCGATGTCTAACGAAGTCATAGTCTTCCCCGATTCTGAGACTCTGGTCGTCCGCTACCTCAACAACGCCTTCAACACTTACGGCGGGTATACGAGCCCGACCCTGAAGGCTTACACGAAAGTGCCGAAGTCGCGCCCCAACCGGTTTGTGAAGGTGCTGCGGGTCGGCGGGACCAATAGTTCCCTCGTTCAAGACAAGCCCACTCTTGCCATCGAGTCATGGTCCACGGATGCGATGGAAGCGTCTGCGATTGCCCAGCTTGTACGTGGACTTATCCACGCGATCGACACCGTGACATACGAGTCGGTCACCTACCAGTTTTACCGTCCCCAGGAGTTTGCGGGGCCGGCCAATCTTCCTGACCCTGATTCGGCGCAGGAACGCTACACACAGACATTCTCTGTGGGGGTTCGGGGCTTCGCTCTCTAACTCATTTCCCAATCCGGGCGGCTCACCTAACGGATAAGGACACCTCATGGCTAACACTGCCTCGAACGTGGTTGTTGGTAAGCCGAAGACAACCGGTGGCGTGTATGCCGGTCCTGTCGACGCGACCATGCCCGACGACCCCACCACCGCACTCGACGCCGACTTCCTCGCGCTCGGTTACATCACCGAAGACGGGGTGACGATGACGAAGGGCGGCGACACCACACCGATCCGCGCATGGGGTGGCGACGAGATCCGCATTGTCAAGACGACTGACGACCTGTCGTTCTCGTTCGCGTTCCTCGAGACCTCCGTGCTGGTGCTCAAGGAGGTTTACGGACAGGATGCCGTTGCCACCGCGAGCGGCGTAAACACCGTCTCGATCACCTCGGCACAGCTCGGTAACCGGGCTTTTGTGTTCGAGGTTCTCGATGGTGACACTGCCATCCGCATTCTCGTGCCGAACTGTTCGGTCACCGCCACGTCTGATGTGACGTTCAACTCGTCCGACGCCGTGTCCTTCGGGGTCACGATCTCGGCTTTCCCCGACGCGACGGGTGTGAAGGCGTACATCTTCCACACTCTCGCGGCGTAACAACTTCCCCGGGCGGTTTGCTCCGAGCCGCCCGCCGCCCGGGGAACTCGTCATCAAGGGTGCTCGGAAAGGGCTGCTCATCATGTACCAGGTACCAGAGTCGAAGCGTTCGCTCGCACAGAACCAGTTCGAGTTCACCACCGACGGCAAAAACAAGTTCACTGTCCCGAAAGTGCAGTACCTATCGCTCGAATTCATTGAGAAGGCCCAAGCGCAGGGGCACGGCATCGAGTTCGTGAACATTCTCGCCGAGTTTGGAAACAAAGCAGCAGTTGATGCAGTGCGCAAGCTTGACGGCATACAGCTCTCCGAGCTCGCCTTCGCATGGCAGGAAGCATCAACGGGAGTTACGCCGGGGGAATCCTCGGCCTCTACGGACTGATTCAAGAGCACCGTGAGGCCATCCGCTACGACCTATTCATGATTGGTCGTTCTCTTGACGACCTGGGTTCGAGCTACTCATGGGCTGACTTTGCCGCCTTTGTTCGATTCGCTCCGCCCCAGTCTCAGCTAGCCACGGCAATAGCGGGTTTTGAGCCGTGGTCCCGCGCTGAGGTGCTGCTCGCCACTGTGATCGACACGCTGCGGGGTGCCAACTGGCAACGGGCGGGCGGCAAGGGGCAACGGCCGAAGCCGATCGAGATTCCTGGCTACGGAAAGACGGACAAGAAGTTCGGAAAAGCAACAGATGTGGAAACGGTGCGCTCCTATTTGGAGGCCCGCAACGGCCGTGCGCCAGAAGTGAGGTGACGTGATGGCTGTTGAGCTCGCCACCGCATATTTCTCGCTTCTGCCGTCGATGAAGGGCACCGCTGCTGCGGTAACGCAGGGGCTCGCACCTGTTGAGGGTGCGGCTCTCGCTGGCGGGTCCAAAGCCGGCGCAGCGTTGGGTGGCGGGCTTGTTGCTTCCTTCGGCAAGTTTGTTCCCGTCCTCGGTGGTCTCCTCGTCGGGGCTGGCATTGTTGACGTTTTCAAGGATTCGGTCTCGGCCGCATCTGATCTCAACGAGTCCACCAACGCGGTGAGGGTTACGTTTGGCGATCTTGCCGGTGAGATCGACCGGCTCGGCAACACGTCAGCTACTCGACTTGGGTTGTCGAAGAATCAGTTCAACGGCCTCGCGACACAGTTCTCGTCGTTCGCGACCACGATAGCGGGTAAGGGCGGCGATGCGGTCACCATCCTGGATGACCTGACTACTCGTGGGGCTGACTTCGCATCCGTCTACAACCTCGATGTCAAGGACGCGCTCACGCTATTCCAGTCGGGGCTTGCGGGAGAGACCGAGCCTCTGCGCCGATTCGGCATCGACCTGTCTGCGGCTTCAGTCGAAGCGTATGCCTACGCCAACGGCATCGCTGCTGCTGGCGCTCCTCTCACTGAACAGCAGAAGATCCAGGCCCGGTATGCGTTCCTGATGGCTCAGACCGCGAAGACTCAGGGCGACTTCGCGAACACATCAGACCAGCTCGCCAACTCGCAGCGGATCTTTGAGGCGAAGCTCGAGAATGTCCGCGCGAAGCTCGGCGATGCTCTGCTGCCTGCCCTGACGAAGTTCGTCGAATACGGAACCGACAGAGGCATCCCCTTGGTGGAGAAGCTCGTCGAGCTGTTCATCAAGGGCGAACCTGCGATCACTGCTACAGCCGATGCACTCCTGGTGCTCACTGACGCTTCAATCGCGAACTTTGCCCCCCTCATGGCCGTGTTCGGTGCATTCGCGGACGGGAATGTGACGCTCAGCGAAAGCATCGACCTCCTCCGGTCTCTGCCAGCCGAGCTGCAGAACGCGATCATCGGTCTAGTCAACTTCAACGCTGGCGCGGTCAACGGTTTCCTTGGCGCAGTTGAGGGGATCGTCAACCCGGTCTTGGATGTCATCAACCAGGTAGTGGTCGCGTTCGGTGGAACGGCAGGCCTGTCGAGCATCAGCCTGCCGAAGTTGGGGCAGCTTTCCCTGTCTGATTCTCCAGGTGGCCGAACCACACGCACCGGCTTCTTTGCAGAGGGCGCTGTAGTGACCCGTGCTACAGCTGCGGTGGTCGGCGAAGGCCGTTACCCGGAAGCAATCATCCCGTTGCGTCCCGATGTTCTTGCAGGTATTGGACGAGGCATAACGGGATCTGCTGGCAACACGAATTTCAACGTCACGACAAGCGACCCGCTTCTGGCTGCGCAGGCCGTCTACCAGCGGCTCGGGAAGGCGATGGTCGGATGACGAACCGTGTGCACATTGGGCCGATGACGTTCGAGTCGGATGGTTCGACAGGTCTGGTTTACACGTCGCTTCGCGGGTGGACTTCGGGTGCGCCGATGCGGGCTGTCGTGGAGGACCGACCTAATAGCGACGGCGCATTTGACGTGAACAAGGATTACCGGGCCGCTCGCATCATTACTTTCGAGGGTGGGCTGTTCGGCTCGAGCCACAGCGATGCGGAACTCAACTTCTATGACCAGTTCGCGGCCTTGCAGGCAACGGGCGAACCGATCCTGTTCCAGGTTGAGCGAGATTGGGGCACCCGATCGGCGTACGTGTCGATTATGGATGTCGCTGAGGTCGAGGAGCTCGGCGACGGTGCTGCGGCGCTTGTCAATGTGCAGTTGGTTGCGCGTGACCCGATCAAGTATGGGCCATCGACCATGTACACGACCGGCTTGCCGACTGCTGGTGGTGGCCTGGAGTACAACCTGTTCTCGGGTGGTGCTGGCGGTGCACTCTACTACGGGGCGAATGGCACGCTCGGTCGGGTTGACGTCGCGAACTCTGGTACAGCCGATGTGTGGCCGACGTTCTCGATCACGGGGGCGTTGACGGCGGGTTTCTACATTCAGAACCTCACGACTGGGGCGATCCTCCGATACGACCGTGTTGTGCCGGCTGGTTCTACCGTGTCCCTTAACGCGCGCACGGGTGAGGTGCTTGTGGATGGCCTTTCGGATGGGTCCACGTATCTGACCACGGCGAACTGGTTTGCGATTCCGGCTGGCTCGACTGCGACCATCCAGTTCAATGCGATCGGCGGCAGCTCGGGCACCCCGCAGATGACTGTCACTGCACCTGCGGGGTTCTGGTAGATGGTCCAGTTCTATATCGGGAACCTGCTGGACGGTCGGCGTATCAAGATCCTGCCTGACGTGTTGTCTGGGGCGTGGTCGGAGAAGCTGAATGCGGCTGATGCTCTGTCGTGCACGGTGCCGCTCTACGATCCCGTGATCAAGCGCATGGATCTGATGAACGCCGCTACACCGGCTAAGACGTTCCTCGCGGCGGTTTCGGGTGACACCGTGTTGGCTGCAGGGCCGATCTGGAAGCATGAGTATCAGCAGACGGCTCGCGGTGAGACGTTGACGTTGATTGCGGCTGGCATGTGGTCGTACTTTGACCACCGAGTGCTGCTGCCTGTTCTGGCTGGTCGGCTTCCTTCGGATCCGACTACGGACACGAACCTCACGAAGTCTCTGCAAGGCATGGCCAGGTATTACGTCGAGCAGGCCCAGTCGTGGACGGGTGGGAGCGTTCCGGTCGTTCTGCCTACCGAGATCGCGGGGACAAACGTCCGCAATGAGGCAGGTTCGTCGCTGGCTCTGGTGGGGAATCGTCTGCGGGATCTCACACAGGTGATAGGTGGGCCTGATATCAAGTTCGCACCCCGCTTCAACTCGGCACATGACGGGTTCCAGTGGGACATGCTGATCGGGACGCCGACCCAGCCACTTATCTACGGTGCTGTTCGCCCTACCTTCAACGTGGGTCTGCCTGAGTCTTCGGTCTCGAACCTCCGAGTCACTCTTGACGGGGCGGGCATGAACTCGCAATCCTTCGCGTCCGGTGGCCGAATCTCTGGTGAAGTCCTCATCGCGACGGCCACCAACTCTACCCTGCCGGACGCCGGCTACCCGCTGCTCGAGAGCGTCGACCAGTCGCGCCTCACAGTCTCCGAACTGACGACAGTGCAGGGCTACGCTGACGAACTTGTGCTTGCAGGTAAGACGCCCACGATGTCGATGTCGTTCGACCATCAGGTGACGAAGCAACCGTTCCTGTCCGGTTTCAATGTCGGAGATTTCGCCAACGTTGTTGTCCGTGACAACGGGTACCTGCATGACGGACGCTACACGTTCCGCATCACTGCAAGATCAGGCAATGAGGTCACCAGAGTTGTGTCGCTAGTGCTTGAACCGGAGGTGATCTAGATGGCTGGTGGATACTCAGTCGCCGAGCTCGACCAGATCGACCAGCTTGTAGCCGAGATCGCCGAGATGAAACGGAACATCCGTGAACTCTCCATGCCGACCGGACTCGAGATCGCCGACGCGCTGAATGTGATCGGCTCCCCGACTACTGGGCACAGCACGACGACCGGGTATGCGCTGACCTCATCGACTCTCGAGCTCACAAGGCTGACGTTCACGGTTCCTGCTGGCGTGACTCGTGCTCTTGTGCTCGCTACGGCGAACACGTCTGTTGCCAACCAGCACAACTCGCTGCTGGACATTCTGCGCGGCTACATCAACATCAACGGAACGCAAATCGGTACCCCGGGTCCGGTCATGATCGACCCGCTGCATGTCGCCAATATCAACTCTTCCGGCACACGAGTTCTGACGGGCCTGTCAGAGGGGAACACGTTCTACACCAGCATCGTGGCGTACAACGACTTCAACCGGACCGGTGCGGCGTCCGCCACCAACAACGTCTGCAACCTGGACGCTGCGGTTATCTTCCTGCCCTAGCGGACCTGCCCTGCATACTCGGGGCAGAAAGTGCGTACCGAGTATGCAACGAGGCTTGCGCCCTCGTCATTGCCGAGGTCGTCGACGAGCATCACGTCGTAGATCGAGTCGGCGGATCGGCCGCTGCGGAACATGTCACAGGTTGCTTGTCCTGCGTCGATGAGGGATTCGTCTGAGGAGTCGGCGAACTCGCCGTACTTGTTGTGCACGAGCTGCAGGTACACGTTCGTTGAGATGCGGGGGCTGGCGCTTTCGGCGGATGCCATGACGGCTCCAGCACCGGTCAGGGCGATGACCAGTGCGGCGGCTCCTGCGACTACTCGCTTCTTCATGGCGTGAATCGTACTCGCTTTTAGATGCATTCGCAGTATCTATTTTTCCAACAACTGAATAGAGGACCCAGATGACCGCCTACAAGGGCCTTGGAACCTACGGCAACGCTGCAGGTGTTGTCACTCCGACCGATCACAAGGGTGCGCAGGCTGGTCAGGTTGTGAAGGCGTCTGGCAACCTGATTCGTCCTGGCCTGTTCTGGGGCGGGTCGGCGACGATCGTCAGCGGCAAGGCGAACATGTCGTATGACGTTGCCGCCTACCAGTGTGTGACGACTCGAGGTGCCACGTCCGGTGCCGTGTTCGGCGGTAACGATGGTGTCCTGAATGTGGCCACGACTGCAGCCCCCGGTTCGAACTCGCGTTACGACGTCGTGTACCACTGGCACCGCGAATACTCCATCGACGGCACCGATTCGAACCCGGTGATCGGTGTTGTGCAGGGCACCGCGGCAGCTTCTCCGACCGTCCCTTCCCTTGCCGCATTCCCGGGTGCGATCGAGCTTGCCCGCATTCTGGTGCCGGCAGGTGTGACAGCCACGAACTCTGGTACGACAATCACCCAGACGGCCCCGTTCACGGCGATGGCGGGGGGTGTGGTCGCGTTCCGCAACACGACCGAGCGTGACGCTGGCACGTACATGGAGGGGCAGCTCGGGTGGCTGATCGATACGGACACGCTGCAGAGCTACAACGGGTCAACGTGGCGTGGGCTTGCGTCGTCGTCGTTGATGGTCCCCACTTCAGCAACCAATGGGACTGTAGGAACGAACGGGACCGTCACATCAGGCTCAGTAGCCCTGATCCGCCCCAATGGGGTTTTCACTTCTGCGTACCCCCGATATGAGGTGAAGTTCGACATAACTACCGCGTCATCCACAACCCTTTTGGCTGCCCTGTCTGTTGCCGGAACTGACACGGCGACCGGGTACGACAACCAAAGGTTGACAGCTATCAACGCGACCGCTGCCGCATCCCAGTCGTTGAACACGACAGCGATCATTATGGGTGGCGGTACAGTGTCCACCCGGCATGTGGGAAGCCTGTTCTTCGACACCAACCCGGCAGCGACCGGCGAAACCTACTTCCGTGTGGATACTACCGTGTCACCCAACCCGATGACGACCGCGCACGGCAAGTACCTTGGTGGCGGTTTGCAGCGTGCGACAACCCAGTTCGATGGATTCAGTATCGTTGCGGGAACCGGCAACCTGACGGTCAACTACCTCGCTGTCATCGGTAGTTTCTGATGTCGAACGTGACGGCCCGCACCGCCGCAAGATCCCTTGTCAAGCGGATGGGTCCGGCCTGATGAGTGTCGACCTGAGGGCAGCGCGCACCACCTACGCCTACGGGGTGCCCGACCCGCTCTACCGAAAGGGCTACCACCGCGGCCTCGACAAGGGTGCCGATGCGGGCGACGTCATCCAGTGGCTGTCCTCGGGCATCGTGACGCAGATCACCCGCAACAACAACATCGGCACATGGGTGGAGACCACCAACGAGCTCGGCGTCGGCGGGAAGTTCATCGGCTACGGACACACCCGCGCGCCTGAGGGACTTGAGGTTGGAGACCGTGTTGTCGCCGGCGCTGACGGGCCGATCGTGCAGGGCCGCGGCGATGATCACGGCACCGACTGGGGTGGACCGCACGTGCACATCTGGACCGGCAACGTGTCCGGCGACATGGGCAATGCGTGGGGCGACGACCAGGACCCGACACCGCTCTTCTCCGTCCGTCTCGCGTCGGCCGGAAGCTCGAGCAGACCTATCGCGACAACGATCTATGAGGAAGAGGACGACATGAGAGTCATCACGCAGGCGAAGGACGACGGCACCATCGGGGAGGTCGCCCTGATCTCGGTCGAGTTCCCGAACGGCTACATGGTTGCCAAGCCCAACACGGACGACGCTTCCGGTTGGCTGCGCATGTATTCTCCCCGCCTCGACGGCACCCCGCACGCCCGTCTGACCCGTGAGCAGTACCTCGGCGCGATCGCCTCCGCGAGGACGGCACGCAAGGGGTACCTCGCCGGGATGGCTGAACTCAAAGATCGCGCCTGAACCAGAGCTGTGGGCGTCGGTGCAGGACGCTCGAACCAAGTACCTAATTTGAGAGGAACGTCCGCATGACTTCACCCGAACCCCAGATGAAGCCACAGGACGTCATCGTCTACAAACTCGGTGAGCTCGGCGGGCAGATGACCGCTGTGCAGGCTGCCGTGCAGCAGTCGACCCAGACTCAGGCTGCCGAGTCTGCGGAGAACAAGCGGGAGCATGCTGAGTTCCGTAAGACGCTTGGTGAGCATGCATCCCACATTTCGGCCCTGCAGGGTGCCCAGCCGATCAAAGTGTCCGGCTGGTCGAAGGCGGGCGTGATCATCGCGATCCCCGCGTCTGCGATCGCCCTTGTCGGGTTCATCGCCCTCTACCTATCCAAGTAACCGAAAGGCAACACCTATGAGCCACATCGACGAGCCCCTGCCCTCGATCACCCCCAACAACGTCATCCGCAACCCTGACGTCCGCCGTGCACTCGGCGTCACCCTCTACACCGTGTCGATCCTGACCGGTGCCGCCGTGTTCGTTCTCGCCGGCATCGACCTGCCTGTCGACGTGGACTTCTGGGCGTCTAGGATCCTCGGCGGTATCGCGATCCTGTCCGGCGGTTTCGGCCTCGGCGTCACGACCCCGAACGTGCCCCACTAGGCGGCAACGAGTGTGTGCATGTCGCCACAGGTGTGACGTGCCCGACTGCCCGCACGACTCGAACTGCGACTACTGCAAGTGCCCCGCCCAGCCCTCAAGCTGGGCGGGGCTATTCGTCTTTCCGCAAGACGCGCCCGCCGCATGACCAGGCGCACCACACAGACAGGCCTCAACACCGCCCGCCAAACCCGACGCCTCACCCTCCGAGTACGCGCACACCATCTTCGGCTCACGACGCAATAGCCAACCCCACCCACTACGCCACAAAATCGCACGATCGAATGGGTGACCACACACCTTGCACGAAGGCTCAGACATGAGACGACTGTACTTGGTGCGAGTTGGACTCGTCGATCGGTGGATGGCTAAACCAATGGCTGAAGTCTACGCAACCGTAGCGGGCGACTTCCCTATGTTTTATTGGTAGGGCGGACGGGACTTGAACCCGTGACCGACGGATTATGAGTCCGCTGGAAAGTGACCACAGGGCCACTATTCAGGCGTGCAACCCAATGTTTATGCGCCTCAACCGCCGCCAACCCACGCCAGCGTCAGTTGCCAATGGCTAAAGTAATGGCTAAAGTAACCAAAAGAGGCCCGCACCGCTGGAACGGTACGAGCCTCAGGCCCCACCGAAGGTATGAGCAACGGAGGAACGAATGCGATTTTACGACATCTACCACAGAAGACCCACCCACTGCGGAGTCATCAACCAGGCCGTCTGGTCCGCACACGCGAGACTGACGAGCCGGTAAGACCGGCAAGCAAGATCCGTGAAAGATACGGGAGCGCATGTGACGATGCGCTCCCTTTTCGCATATCTAAGGAGATATCGATGGTCGAGAAACCGAACCGCTCCCGCAAGGGGCAGGGCACCGTATACCAGCGCAAATCGGATGGCATGTGGCTTGCATCTTTCGAACTCCCCAACCGTGGTGAGCGGACTGCGAGCGGGAAGCTCAAACGTAACCGTGTCACCGTGTCGGCCGCCACCGAAGCCCAGGCGAAGGTGAAGCTGAAGCAGGCCCAAACGAAACATGCTCGAGGCGAGCTCAGTCAGGGCAACGTCACCCTGACCGCGTGGCTGGATTACTGGTACCGGCAGATATCGCAGAAGAAGAACAAGGTCCGCACCGCTCAGGGGTATCGCACCTACATTGAGCAGTACATCAAACCGGCGATCGGCAACGTCCGGTTGGACCGACTCACCCAGGCGCACGTGCGTACCCTGCACAACTTCGTGATGGACACCAAGGGGTTGTCGTCGACTACGGCCCTCCAAGCGCACAACATCCTTTCGGTGGCGTTGAAGTATGCGGTGCAGGAAGACAAGCTGCCCCGCAATGTTGCGAAGCTTGTAGATCGCCCCCAGAGGGCCGACAAAGACCTCTCCGTTCTAACAACCGCGGACGCGATCAAAGTGCTGGCAGTGACCCAGTACGACCGCCTGGGGGCACGCTGGGCGACCGCGTTGATGGCCGGCGCGCGGCAAGGCGAAGTTCTCGGCATTGAGATGGACCGCATCACTCCGGATCTGCTGGATTTGTCGTGGCAGTTGCAGCGCATCACTTGGGAGCACGGATGCGATGGCAAGTGCGGCAAGCCTCGAGGTACCGACTGCCCCGACAGGCTCATATTCACTCCTAAGCACATCGAGTTCCGACAGTTGACCGATGGGCTCAGGCTGTCGCGGCCGAAGTCCAAGGCTGGCCGTCGCCCGATCCGACTTGTCGGTCCGTTGCGTGAACGTATTGAGCTGCGAATCCATGAAGCATCTTCTGAGCCGAATCCGCACGGACTGTTGTTCACGTCTGATCCGAAGCAGTCGAAGGGCGGGACGAGGGCGCTGTTGCCGTTGGATGGTTCCCCGATTGATCCGTCGCGCGACTCGAAGGCGTGGCACGCGGTTCTCGAGCGGGCGAAGGTGCCAGACGTGCGACTGCATGACGCCCGCCACACGACTGCTTCGCTGCTGCAGCGTGCAGGAATACCGGACGCGGTGATCATGCAGGTGCTCGGCCACTCGGCGTTCATCACGTCGATGGGGTACATGGACTTCGATGAAGCGCAGCTAGATGCAGCAATGCTCGCTGTCGCGAAACAGCTCACCCCGTGACATGTCGTAGGGGCGGGCGTACACTCCGTAAACCGATTAACCACCGGTATATCGTGATCAGGAGTTCACCCGCAAAGGAACTGTCATGGCCCCAAGAATTACGGGCGCAACGCTTCTCTGTGATGCGTTGTGCTGGATCGAGGATCACCCGCCCTTGCGTGGGGAACTAGACGCCTATCTTGTTGAGCACACCCTGCAGGGCCTCCCCCGGGTTCTGCCTGAGGGCGGTGGCGATCGAGATGAACTGGTCGACGGTCATCTCAGCCTTGTTGTTCATTAGCCGTTTCACCTGGTCCTCACGGATGCCCATCTGGGCTGCGATGTCACCGTAGGTGACCTTGGGCTTGAGGTTGGTTTTCACCTCGCGCAGGTACGCGACGGCTGCTTTGTTGCGCGC